ATTACCTGGTGCAATTCCTACGAATATTATCATGAGAAGAAATCCTCCAATGTTGCAATTTTTGTTGATGACCAACCAATAGCATTTAGTATTGGGTCAATAACATCCAGAAATGTTTTCTTAAATTGTAAGTCATAGTCAATGTAGTTTTCCAAATTAAATTCTGATGGAAGATAGTCAGGAAAAGCAATTACATTTTCTTTGATAGGATTTGCTTTTTTAAGATAAACGAATTTAATCTTTTCTCCGCTTTTAATTTCTGCAAGATTTCTAAGACCTAGCTTTTCTCTTTGTAAGTTGTAAAGTAAACACCCGCGTACGTGTATGGGCGTGCCCTTGTCGTACGTGTACGTGAATCTACCATCTTGAGTTCTATAATTCTTCTTAAACTTATTAATGTCTGATACACCCCGTGGAAATGCAATTTCATGAGCTGGTAAAGTTTCAAAGTAATCCCTAAATTGCTGAATAGCTTTTTGAACATTCGATTCACTACCAGATACAATTACTTTAAATATTTCTCTTAGAGCTTGTCTAACTTGAGCTGGGGTTGAAGATTTAGTAGCTTCAATACCAATTACTTTGATCTTTGGCTCTGTATACCTAACACCTTCGTTGTCTAAAACATTGAGAATATATCTTTTCTTTGCAGTCCATATGCCACGATCTGCAATAGCTTCTCTTTTCATTCCCATTCTGTTTTCTATTCCACCCAGTATTTTAAATAAATCATCATATGATTTTTCGAATACAGGTTCTAGTTTCTCCGATGCAATTTTATCTAGGAAGTCCACTGGACTTTTCGGATTCAGTTCCTTGACCAGTGGACCTAGATTTACATATAGGGAATCCGTATCAATTGCCAAAACATAATCTGTTTCGGTTTTTAACACAGAGTTTAGGTAATCATTAATCCCTTTTTCTGCCCAACGAATAATAAGTTGACCAGATAGGGTAATAGCTTCTGCGATACGCTGGTCGAAAAACCTGAAGTATTGATTACCAATCGCACCATAGAGAGAGTTAAGAAGAATCTTAATTGCCATTTGGCGATTATTTTTAATGGCAATATCTCTTTCTATTCTGTAAAGTTCTTGTTTGTCTGTTTTATCTACCTTTTGTAATTCTTGCTGGGATTGGATCATTTCTTTTTTGACCTCTACCCTTTCACTGTACATCTCATCAATAATTTGTGGGAATACACCCTTTTTGTCAATGTTAAAGTATTGACCATTCGCACCTAAGGCTTTTCCATGATTATCGATACCCCCTGGATTTTCTAATATGTGGTCGACCGAGGTACTTATAAATTCACCATCTGATATAGTTTCTGGTGACATATTATATTGCATAATGATGGATGGATATAGGGAGTTAAGGTCGAAGCTAACTACCCAATCGTGTATTCCCACCTGAGGTTCTTTTACATAACCACCAGGATATGGTGATCTAGTTTTGTCTTCTTGGAATGGAACTACTACGTTTTCTTGCCATAGCTTACGGAATACGATTGAATCCCAAATTGCAGTTGTTCCAAATGTGTCTTTATAGTTTACACCACCACGATAAGCTATGGTAACGGCTAGTGTAATAAGACCAAGCTTATCTTCTAAGCGATCTACAAGTTCTACGTCTTTGATGTTATAGTCAATAAACTTTTGATGATCGTTTTTATATAAAGTGTGAAGTGTTCCGTGTTCTTCATATGAAAGTTTGTTTTCACCTAGTACTACGTGTGCAATATGATCTAATTTATAAGATTCTTGTGTACCATATGAATAACCAAACTTTTTAAATAGTTCCAGATAATCCATAACGGATATACCTTGTATTTCGTAAGTAGTTTCACGTCCCACCATTCTTGTAATATTTCTTTCGTCTACTAAACCCCATGGAGAAAGTTTTCTAGCATTTTCATCAGATCCAAAAACATTTCTCATTCTATTAACCAAATATGGGATATCGAAGAATTCTACGTTCCAACCAGTAATAATATCTGGACAGTGTGATGGTAAAGACCAATGGGTAAGAAAAGAGACTAGGAGATCTTTTTCGGTTTCACATTTGTTGTAAACCACACGATTAGTTTTCATTATGGACCTTTCTACATCGTAGTCTCCTAGTCCCCAAACATAATATGTATTGTCAATATTGTTTTTGATTGTGATCGCTGTAACTTCTTTTGAAGCTTCACCTGGTTCTGGGAATCCATCATCTGAAGCTACCTCTATATCCAAAGAAGTAACGTTAATTAGATTCCTATCAAATTCTATATCACCAGGGAAATAGTCGTTTATAAATCCAGCAACATGTTTTGTATTTCCAAATATAGATCTTCCAGCTATTCCTTTGTTTTCATCCACCCACTGTTTGCAATCCCACATGCTTTCGAAAGTAACAGGAGCCACAGGTTTTCCATCAATGGATTTCCATTTGGTAGGTTTAGGTGTTGTAACAAAAAGAGTTGGTCCATACTTAGATTTCCGTTGGACCTTTTTACCGTTTTCTATTCCACGGTAAAGAATAAAACTTTTGTATCGTGTAACGTTTGTATAAAAGTTTGCCATAATAAAGTGTATATTATACCACAGTTGAAGGGGTTTGTAAACCCCCTAATTGAAAAAAAAGTGGGGGGAGTGATTCCTCCCCCGCATGAATCAAAATCCGAGAGTTGTTAGGTAGATTGTTAAAGGTGCCAATGTTAATGTTGTCATGCTTATCAATACTAATCCTAGGGTCTCTCTTACATCATCATATTTTAAGAACATGTGTATTAGTTCTTTCATAGTTATCTCCAGTAAAATGTTTATTACAATCTACTGGGATTGCTTCGCTGATACTAGCCTTTCAAAAAAGATTTTTTCTTTGATGCCCCAGCAGACCCTATATCGATCTTCCTAGGACGCTTTTCTTCAGGAAGTTCTACTCTAGCAAAAACCACGAGTATTCCATCCACAAGATCCGCACCATCTATTACGACAAATTCTGAGAGTCGGAAGCTTTTCTCAAATTTGCGAGATGAAATGCCTTTATATGCGTATTCACGCTCATCCTTTTCTACTTCACCAGAGATTTTAAGAATACCGTCTTTGAGCTCGATATCGATATTATCTCTTGTAAATCCAGCCACTGCAAGTTCGATGAGAAATTTTTCATCATCGATTTTTACTACGTTGTGTGGTGGATAATTATTACTATTAGATCTAGCACTTGAATGAATCCTTTCTAAGTCTTCAAACAATGTATCAAATCCAACAAAAAGCGAACGTGGTACGTTCAAGTTATTTCTTACTACCATTTTTATTTCCTCCTATTAGTTAGCAAGGTTAATTTGAATCCCGACCATCGGCGATTCAGTTATATTTATACAGGTTTACTCCTTAGTTTGAGTATTTCCTATATTATATTTTGGACAAAGCTCCCATTGTGACTTTTCCTTGAATGGAATTACTTTGATTTGTCTTAAAGGAGCAATGTCCTGTGCGCGACTTGGATCTACAATAGTTATCAGACCCCAGTCAGCGAGTAGCGTAGAGATAGTATTCCTACGCTGAATATCATTCTCTAATAGATTGCTTGGTTTGCCATCTAAGAGAAAGAGTTCTTTAAAATGTACAATAAAGTATCTGCCTTGTTTATGTAATATATGACATGACTGATACAGCTTTTGATCTTTACGTGATGCGACACCAATACGTGTCAAAGTCTCTCTTATTTTTAGAAAGTCATCGGGTTCGTTAAGAGTGACTTCCAACATTTCAGTTGGTTGCCAATTTGTGATTTGTTTATTTTCGTTTTCCACCTTTATAAATCCTATTCTTCAATTCTTCAATTTGTTCATTGCTCATTAATGATAATGCGGATTTAGCCTTTTCATTGCTATACCCATAATATTCTTTGATGAGTTCGAGATTAGCCACCTCCTGTGGTTTGACCCATTTGGACCATCTCTTTTTCTTCTTAATTATATTTATAAAAAAATCAAATTGAAGGCGATGGTCTAAGTGATGGAAACGATTCATCTCATTGGCATAGAGAATAGTATCACGAAAGAATGAAAGTCCACGATTGATTATAAATGGATTATACTCTTTCTCTGCAATATCATCCACCATGACATCTTTCTTAGTTTCATTGATTGCTTTTAAGTAATCAAATGGGTTCATTTGAATTTTACTCCTGCCATAATTTCTGTACAACATGCAACCATATTTAATTCATGATCTGCAACAAAACTATTTTTATATTGATAGTCTGCAAGTATGAGGACCATCTGTGGAATACTAGATGGTTCAACATGATCATTCATATTATCATACATCTTACGAAACATAGATGCTGGTTCAATATCGATATTATCAGCAACCCATTGTCTCATCTTTTTAAAGTCTTTCATTTTTAAAGAACTCATAAGTGTATCAATAGTAATATCAGTAGCATTTACAAGAATGCCGCTATCAATCTTACCAAAGGTTGAATATCTTTGTAATTCATTGATTGTTCTTCTAAAGTCTGGAAAGTATTTCATTATAAGTTCAGCAATTACTTGCTCATCATAATTAATTGTTTCCTCTCTTAGTATATTCATAATACGATTCATAAAAGAACTAGCAAGAGCTTCTCTTTCTTTCTTAGGAATAGCAAACTCAATAACACTGCATCTTGAATGTAATGGTTCTATTATTCTATTCTTAAAATTACATGTTAATATAAATCTACAGTTTGCTGAGAATTCTTCAATAAATCCACGTAAAGCAGGTTGGGTGGATTGGGGATTCAGGTAATCAGCCTCGTCCAGAATCACAACCTTGTATCCACCCGATAAGGAAACGCTGCTAGCAAATTGTTTTATTTTGTTTCGTAGTGTATCAATGCCTGACTCTTCAGAACCATTGATAATAATATAATCGAGATCCAATACATTACATAATGCTCTTGCTACTGTAGTCTTACCAGTACCAGCGGTACCAGTGAACATCATATTTTGAATCTCACCTTGTTCTATAATTTGTGTAAATGTTTTATAAAGATCTGTTGTTAATACACATTCAGATATTGTCTTTGGTCGATATTTTTCAACCCATAAGAATTCGTTCATTGAGCCTCCCATGATATAACTGTGTCTAATCTAAAACTTCTCCAGGCTTTTTTATCTAAAGCCCAGGCAACAAAATGATCTGATTCAGCACTCATATTCAGAGTCATTGCAACTCCATTATCTTGTAGTACTGTGGGATTAATTGTGCAAGGCATAACTCTTATCTCTTCAGTGTCGATTTTCTTAAAAGTAACCTCAACAATGCCTTGTTGAAGAGCGAGTAATAAATTTGATTTTTCATTTGAATTCATAATATAGTCCTTAAAATAAGAGGGGATTGCTCCCCTCCCATGATTAATTAGCTGATTCTTCAGCAGGTTCTTCAACAACTTCAGGTACTTGACCTTCTGGTGTCTCACCGTCTTTAGGTGTAGCGGCATTTAAGAATCTTACGACTCTATTTCTTAGCCCGCCTACTGCCTCAAGTTCTGGACCTTCGAATCCACCTCTTTTCGAAC